CATTCTTGATGGCGTGACTTCAACTGCCGCAGAACTTAACATTCTTGATGGCGTGACTGCAACTGCCGCAGAACTTAATATTCTTGATGGCGACACGGCAGCAACAGCAACCACAGTTGCGGATGCAGATCGAGTAGTCCTTAATGACGCTGGTACAATGAAACAAGTTGCTATGACAGATCTTAACACTTACTTTGAAAGTGAAATAGATGCTCTGTCAAATCTAGCAACCGTTGGCACAATCACCTCTGGTGTTTGGCAAGGTACAGCTATCGCAGACGCTTACATCAGTTCTGCTGTTACTTGGTCGGCAAAGCAAGGTCAAGCAGATGTGTTGGATGATCTAGCTACATTAGGAGCAAATGCCGCCGATAGTGAGTTTCTAGTTGGGACTGCTGCTGGTGCTCTTGCTTGGGAATCAGGCGCAACAGTACGTACAAGTCTTAATGTAGATGTAGCTGGCACAGATAATTCAACTGATGTTACCATCGCCGCCGGCCTCGATTATATCACCATGGTTGGCCAAGAAATAACCCTCGACACCATTGACATTGGCGACGACACGAATCTTGCTGCTGGCACAGGATTAACATTAACAGGCGACACGCTAAGTGTAGATGCCGCCCAAACTCAAATAACGTCAGTTGGGACACTCACAGGACTCACAGTAAACGGAGCACTTACGGGCACCCCAGAGACAATAACAGGCGCAGGTGGAGAAAATGCTTTATCGACCTCTACTTTGGTTTCTATTTTAGACACATCATCTGGCCAGACGATTCTTTCGCTTGCTGCTGGAATTGCCGGACAAATTAAGATTATCACTATGTCTGCCCATGGCAATAACGCTACTATTGATGATGCAAACGTCAGTAATCAGATCTTGTGGGACTCTGCTGGCGAATCTGTGACACTATGCTACGACGGCTCTAAATGGAATATTGTCGGACATTACGGGGTTACAATAAGTTAACAAGAGAATGAATGAGCTTCCAATTATCAAAACAACAGAGAGTAAAAGAAATATTAAAGTGTGGTAAAGATCCGTCATACTTTCTTAAAACATACGCACGTATCTCGCATCCCCTTCATGGGTTGATACTATTCGATACTTACGACTTCCAAGATGAATTACTTAAAGACTTTAATGATTACCGATTTAATGTAATCTTAAAAGCCCGACAGTTAGGTATCTCAACCATTTCGGCTGGATACATTGTCTGGCTTATGTTATTCCACAGAGATAAAGCAGTTCTTGTAATGGCAACAAAGTTTGCCACAGCCGGAAACCTTGTTAAAAAAGTCAAGAACATAATGAGAAATGTCCCTGACTGGATGAAGATCGCTTCTATTGAAGTAGACAATAGAAATTCATTTGAACTATCTAACGGTTCTTCTATTAAGGCGACATCTACATCTGGAGATGCTGGTCGTTCTGAGGCATTGTCGCTTTTGGTTTTAGATGAGGCTGCCCATATTGAAAACCTTGAGGAGCTTTGGACAGGTCTTTATCCGACACTATCTTGTATTACTGGGGATACGCTTGTTTTAACTTCCAATGGGCCACGACGAATTGAAGATTTTCACATCGACAAACAGATTGGTGATTATTTTGAGATTAACAATTTGGAAGTCTGGGGCAAGAAAGGAGTCGAAAAGGTATCTCACGGCTACGTCTCTCCAGAAAGTGACACCCTAAAAATCACAACCGCTCATGGGCTTCAATTGGAAGTAACCTACAAGCACCCTCTTTACAAACTCGCTTGCTCTGGCGGTGAGATGACACAAGCACATGATCTTAAGATAGATGATGCTCTGAGAGTTGATGTCGGGATGGACGTTTTTGGCACACAGCAAAATGTTGGCCAATATCCGATCACTAAGGATTTTGCCTATATGCTCGGCGGCTTTATTGCCGAGGGCTGGATAACTGGCACCAACGCAAGAGGCAATGGCAATACAATTTGGATTTCCAACACAGACGATGAGTTCAGGAGCGTATTTCTACAAAACAATACAGTAAAGCCCTTCATTCCAGATTTATCTGCCCCACATAAGATACGCTGTTCGTCTGTTGAGCTGGCTGACTTAATGGCTGAGGCTGGAGTGGACAAGAAGTGGAAGTGTGACACAAAGCAGACGCCAGCGGCAATATTTGTGCTCCCCAAAGAAGAGCAGATGAGTTACCTATCTGGGCTATTTGACGGCGATGGATCTGTGACAACACGAGGAATAGTGTTAAGTTCAACAAGCCACAAGCTTCTTAGAGAGACTCAGCAACTTCTGTTGAATATGGGAATTGTTTCGAACATCACCAAGATTAATCGAGAGAAGGTTTTAGAGCGAGAGAGAAAAAGCGGAAGACTATTACCACAGGGTAAAAGGCTTCAATCATTAAGGGAGGCTTGGACATTAACTGTCCCTCGTTCATATTTTGGCAAATTTGCTGATGAAATAGGGTTTAGAATTGGAAGAAAACAGAAAAGGCTTGTAGAAATGTCCGAGCTTTATAAACAAGGCGAGGGTAAGTGTGAGACGGTACCGGTTAAGGAAATTAAAACTACAATAGAAAAACTCATCAGCACTAGCGGCAAGAGTAAGAGGTGGTTCCGAGAACAAGGAATTAGACTTGACAAGTGTTTGGATAAAAACTGGAAAAAGAGGAGCGTTAATTACGAGTGGCTTTTCAGATTGAAAACTGTTTTCGATACGAACGATTTATCCCTTTCAAAAGAACATAGACATTTCTTTTCAGAGATGCTTGATGTAAGGTGCTTTTGGGATGAAATAGTATCAATCGAAAAGTCAACCAATAAGACATATGATTTTACGGTACCAAGTACACACTCCTTTTTGCAAAATGGCATCTTGGGGAGTAATACTGGTGGACGCTGTATTGCTCTCTCTTGTGTGACAAAAGATACCTTTATTTTTACTGACAAAGGCATTAAAGAGGTTTCTGATTTTATCGACGAGAAACAAAGTGGTGGATACGAAATTGAAGAGTATTCTATTCTTGGCAGAAACACTTCGCGCCAAGGCGTCTTGTTTCACAATAATGGCAAAGTAAAGACAAGAAGAATAAAAACTTGCAACACCTATCTTGAAGGCTCAATGAATCACAAGTTATGGGCATACTCAGAAAAGAAAGGATACGACTGGCATCGACTGGATGAGATGTCAGAGGGTGACTATATTTCTGTTCAATATGGAATGGATTTGTGGGGCAACAACGACAACGTGTCAGATTTTGCACCACTAGTCACAAAATCACACAAGAATATCTTCACAACAAAGACAATAACTCCCGACATTGCTTATGTCTTGGGAGTATATCTTGCAGAAGGTTCAGTCTATAAAAATAAAAATAAGAACGGGGATTGCGTTGGCGGTATGACGACATTCACTTGCGGAGATGATCTGACAGATAACTTGGAATCCATAGGTCTAATCGTTTCTAAAACAGATAAGTTTCATCACTGTTGTTCCTCAAAGACATTTGTTGAATTTTTAGAACACCTCGGATTTGATATATCTCGACATGCTCCTCAAAAGATTATCCCATCGCGATTGCTGGAAATGAGCCGAGAAAACATTATTGCGCTCCTACAAGGTATATTTGATGGCGATGGATATTCTCGCTCCGATAGGGGAGAGGTGGGCATAGGCTTATCGTCTTTGAGAATGATCGAACAAATACGAATTATCCTCAACAACCTAGGCATACTCACAGAGTATAAAAAATACGAAACTCCACCAACGAAGTTAGTAAATGTGCCTTCAACACAGCATCGCTTATCATTAAACAAAGAGGAATCTTTAAAATTTTATGATACTGTTGGATTTAGATTCAACAGAAAACAAGAGAATAAAAAGGTTTTATTGGAGAGCAATTTGTGCCGCTCAAATCCAAAGGACATAATTCCAAATTCAGTAGATGTAATGAAGGAGATGTTCAAAATTTACCCAAAAGGAACTTGGAGTTTGTCGAAGTATCATGATCTTAACATAAGTGGTATCGTGAACAATAAAACAAAATATAAGACAAATAATGTTTCTCGCTCGAATGTCATTAAAATGCTAAACATCGTGAGAGATGAACTTCCTGCTGAAACGAGAGAAACACTTGAGCGCAACATATCCCCAAACCTAAAATGGTGCGAGATAAAAGAAATAAAAGAATCGGAAGCAGAAACGTATGACTTTTCTTTACCAGACAATGGAGAGTTTTGGGATCATTCGGTGATCTATAATGGCATTTTGGGCCACCAGACCCCAAATGGTGTCGGTAACTGGTTCCATAAGACTTGCACTGATTCAGAAGCCGGAGTGAACAACTTTCATTTAACAAACTTGCCATGGGACGTTCATCCTGATCGAGATGAAGGATGGTTTGACAAAGAAACAAAAAACATGTCTAAGAGACAAATTGCACAAGAGCTTGAGTGCAGCTTCAATACGTCTGGCGAGACTGTTATAGAGCCAGAAGATTTAGAGTGGATGTTGTCTAACGTGAAGGAACCAAAGTATCGTACTGGGTTCGACCGAAACTTTTGGATCTGGGAAGACTATGATCCAACTTGTAATTATTTAATGTCAGCAGATGTCTCTAGGGGCGATGGCGCTGATTTCTCTACTTTCCACATTATTAAACTTGAAACATTAGAAGTTGTTGGAGAGTATCAAGGTAAGCCTACAATAGATATGTACGCCAATATGCTCAATCAGATTGGCCGAGAGTTCGGCAATGCAATGTTGGTAGTAGAGAATAATAATATTGGCTTTTCTGTTCTAGATAAGCTAGTTGAACTTGATTACCCTAACGTTTATTTTTCTGTAAAATCAACACACCAATATGTTGAACAATATCAGGCAGAAAATATGAACTCAGCGGTACCAGGATTTACTACTTCGATGAAGACTCGTCCTCTTATAATTGCCAAGTTTGAAGAGTTTATCAGAAATAAACTAATTAAGATATATTCTTCTCGGGTGATAAACGAGATGAAAACCTTTATTTGGAGAAATGGTAAGCCACAGGCCATGAAAGGCTATAATGATGATTTAATAATGGCATTAGCTATAGGGTGCTGGGTAAGAGATACTGCTCTACAAGCAAGCGCCAGAGACTTAAATTATCAAAAAGCCTTTGCAGATGCCATAATAACGTCAAACACAACCGTGAATACAAGAATAAGTGGCCAATTGGGCTACAAAAAAGATAACATATTTGATAAAATGTCAGAAGCACAGAAGATGTACGAACAATACAAATGGATTATAAAGTGAGATTTTTAAATGCCCCCATATAGAAAACAAGGAAAGAACCCAGCCAACAGTCAGTCAGAACTCTTTAAAGCTCTGACCAAGCTTTTTTCAGGCCCATTGGTGAGCTATCGCTCTCAGTCTGGCCGCCGACTCCGAAGACAACATTTAGATAAATTTTCTTCAAGATTTAAATCTGCCTCTGGGCAGCAGTTTAAGAAGTCTATTCATAGCCCTTTGAATAATCTTGCTACTGAGGCCATAGCCAACCAGAGGCGCACAGAGCGTTACGTTGACTTTGATCAGATGGAGTATGAGCCTATCATTGCATCTGCTATAGACATCTATGCAGATGAGATGACCACCCATTCAGATTTGCGCTCAATGCTAAACATCAAGTGCCCCAATGAAGAAATAAAAGCTGTATTGACTGTGTTATATGAGCAAGTTTTGAATGTACAATACAATTTATTTGGCTGGTCGAGGACGATGTGTAAGTATGGAGACTTCTTCTTATATCTTGACATTGATGACAAGTATGGAATCAAGTCGGTTATTGCTCTCCCTCCCGTAGAAATTGAGAGACTTGAGGGCAAAGACACTACCAACCCCAACTATGTGCAATATCAATGGAACACAGCGGGAATGACATTTGAGAACTGGCAAGTGTGTCACTTTAGGGTTTTA